CAACACTATTGCTAAGTGTGGGTTATGCAACCATCCACTTGTATGCGCCTGCTGCAACCTTAGTTGCGATTGCGCCGTAGCCGTAGTAGGCAACGTTGATTTGACCTGAAGCGATAACTGCTGCTTCTAGTTTGAATTGTGGTGACTCATACCATGTGTATGACTCTGGGTTGACAACGATGATTGACCCATCGCCTGTGCCTGAAAGGTTACGATCTACGTATAGGTTGTATCCGTTGATGTTACCTTGTAGTGAAGTAGGTGATGCGTTACCGCCAGCGTTTTGCGGCTGGGTGGCAGTATAAATTGCGCGATTTTGCCCATCCACAAGTCCCATGATTGCGCCCCATTGGTCTGGAGATACAACGATGTTTTGTGCAAAGCCTAGTGTGCCTGAGTAGATTGACACTGCTGAATCTGCTACAAAGTCGAGAAGGTTAGCTGCTGACATTGTGCGGTTTCCGCCATCTGTTGCTGCTGCTGCAACTACTGTTGCTACGCGTGCATCTGTTGCCTTTGCGTATGCAAATTCCATGTTCTTAACAAGTTCAGCAAAGAACGCTGGTGAGCTGCGATCAAGAATTTCTGTAGAAAATACTTGCTGGCCTGCGAACTTCTGAACACTGATCGAAAGATAACTGTCTTCCATGTTAGTTTCTGATGGTGTGCCAGCTTCTGCTGTAACTGCAACTGTTGGGACTGCTGTAATCTTTGGAATTTCAAAAGTCATTCCAGCATCAGGCAGTACTCCTGAACTGATGGCCGAAATAAATGGGCGATCTGCATTTGCAAGTGGGTTGATAACTTCTGTTAGCTGACGTGTTGGGACAAGTCCAGCGTTGTTTGTTGTGCTTGCCGCTGCTAGGAGATATTGACGTGCATCGTCATCGCCTAACTTTGCGCGAACTGTGTTCTCTAGGAACTTCTCTTTTGAGAGTTCAATACGTGGAGCGGTATACATTGCTGCTGTTACTGTTGGGCGTGAGGCTTCAACCGCAGGGGTTTCTACTACAGCCTCAGGTGCTACGGCATCTGGAGTATCCAAGATGGCCTCACTTTCTGATTGTGGGATTTCGGTTAGTGCTTCATCTTCGGTTTCTGCCGCTGATGCTGCAACGCTAGTTACTGCTGCTGAGTCGAACGCAGCTGCTTGCACAAGACTTGTTTCAAATAGTCTTGCTGATTGGACATACAACACGCCGTTACGTGGTTGTGATGCTAAAACTTCGACTCCAACACTAAGCCCTGAACGAAGGCCGTCTGATGCTTCGATTAGTGAGTCTGTTCCGCGGCTAGTGTTGGAGACTTTGAAAGATGCGTAAACGCCATCTGATGTTTCATTGAAGTTCACGGCTTTGCCGATTGGCTTCTTGGCATCGTGTTCTAATAATAATTTTGACTTACCTGGTTCTGGAAGTTGAATGCTTCCTCTTTCAAATACAACTGCGCCAATCGAGGTTTGCCCAATTTCGCCATCGTAAGGAACAATTTTACCGGAGATTAGTCTGCGGCCTTGATCGCACTCGATATTGCTACTGAAGGTTAATTGCATTTGTTTGACTCCCGTTTGGTGATAGATCTTCCATTGCCATTGCATCTTGAACTGTAATTAGTCCAAGTGCTAACATTTTTTCAATTACTAACAAGCGTTCCATTGAATCAGCGCGTAAGAATCCTGATTCCAAATCGACGCAAATTTTTTGGGTTGATGGCGTGATGTCATTCATGCTGAGGCGTTGCTCAATCGCTGAGATGTAAGGCTGTAAAGATAGAGATACAAATTGACGGCGCTCATCTTGCACGTTTGCATAAGTCATGCTGTTGTTCATGTCTGCTGAGATGTAATACGCTGGCACGTTGCAAAGTCTCGCAATTTCAGTTGCCATGTATTGCTTCCCTTCCGACATCATCATGTCCTTAGGTGAAAAGGAAGTTGGTTGAAATTCTAGTGTGCTTGTAAGATAAGCAGTTGAGCGATTGTTGCGAGCATTGCGCCATGCAGCTAGTAAGCCTTGAACTTCAGACTCGCCTAAGTCTGCGCCGGTATTCTTTAATACACCAGAAGGCATTGGAGTTGCTGCTGCAACACTAGCAGCACGATCTAAATCAAGTGCAGCCGTTAATACTCTTGCGCCTACTTGCAAAAGGCCGTCAGTCATGCTTTGGAAAGTTACAAGTGAGCCAATACCCGACATTGGGCGAACTGCGCCATCTACTTGATAGCCTTCAATAAATGTATTTGTTTTGTTATATCTTGGAATGACGCGAGAGTTAGCAACCCAGTTGAATCTTGCCGGATAACCATTGTCTGCATAAACTTCTGTAATTTCCCAGTAAGCCACGCCAAAGAATAATAGTGAATCTACTGTATAAGCCATTGTTACTGCATAAGGTTGATTTAGAGATGGTTGATCCATCCACGGAAGTTTAGGCAAGTATTCATCTGTGCGTTTTAATTCTAATTTCAATTCCATTGCTGCCACGGTATTGCATATAAGGTTTCTACATCTACTGACTGCTGGTATCGACATAGCTGAGATGCGATCTATTGAAAGTAAGTTGTAAGGAATTTGGTATTGGTAGGTGTCGGCCATTACCGGTGGTGCATACTGCGCTTCGATTATTGCTGGCTTGCTAAAGCGAGAGAATAAACCCATACACCAACCTTACACTATTTTGCAAATTATCTCACATTGTAAGACGATAATCAAACATATATTTGTGGTGTCGATTGTGGCTTAGTCAAGTAATGGACAATCATTGCTGAGCAGATTGCGCTAGTTACATCGCCAGCCGACTTACGGCGCACGATTCTCCATCCAGCATCATTAGTCTTAGCCCCTACACTAAACCATGACTCAGTAAGTTCTTTCTGCCCAGAGTGAGTCAAGCGAACATTGACAAACGCATCTAGTATCTCACCACACGCTTGGTAGAAGGATTGGCCAGAGCAATCCTCTAACTTCTGCCCAGATTGCTGCAATCTTTGAGCAATAGAAGCTGTGGCGTATTTGTCATACATAATCACACGCGGTTTGAACTTTTGCGCCCATGCGTGGACATCTGCTGCCATTTTTAGATCATCAATAGCAACATCACTAGTCCAGAGCTGCATAAGACCTAGTTCTATCTTTCCTGTGGCCTGATTTAACTTGCCAGCCAATAATGCGCCTGATCGTTTAGAAGGTGAAACATCTATGGCAAATACGATATTGCCGCCTGGAGTAATTTGAAGTGTTGAGTCAGAAGTATCAGTAACCATCTGAGTTGTAAAGGGTGAGGTCATAGAATCGACCCACTGGCAAAGCATTTCGGTGCGAGTGTTGTTTATTGGGTTTGTTGCTACTGCTTCTTCCAGCGTCTCCTCGTCAATGAGCTTGCCCAAAGAAGGATTAGCCATAGCCCAGGCATTACGATCATCAACTTTGCAATGGGGCGGCGCACTATATTCATACCAACCAAGTGTAGGCGATGGATATGACAAAGCACGCTCTCGCAAGTCATTTAGCACGATTGAATAAGCATCTCCAGCGTTTGAGCAGACTAAAGTCTGGCCACCAGTAGCGCGAGTAGTTGGCCGGGCTGCTTTCCAGCCTTCTTCAGATATTTCACGCAACTCATCTATGAATAGAAAGTTAGCAGTCAATCCGCGAGAGCCGTCTCTGGTCGCGGCAACAATTTGGTAGCGATTGCCCCGCAATGTAGTGATACTTTCCTGTCCGTTGGCGTATCTAATCTGCTTTACCTGATCCTTAAGGAAGTCATTATCCAGAATTGCGTTGGCAACCTGCCGGAAAGTATCTAAGGCCATATTCCGGTTAGATGACATACCAATAACCATCTTGCTATCCCAAAGGAAAAGATGAGCCAAGATAAGCATGCGAGCTAGGTGAGTCTTGCCATTCTGACGTGCAATAAGCAATCCCATAGTTTTACGCCGGAAATCGCCCTTAGCATCAACTCGCAACATGTCCTCTAGGACAAGTAGCTGCCAATCAAGTAAAGGCATACCGATCTTCTCAGCTAGTTCAGCAACCTCGCCTACTTTAGATGCGCCTTTAAGAAAAGGTGTGCATATGCGTGGTTTTACTGCACCCACAAGCGGTTTTTTCTTTAGCCCCCTGGTGGGCGGTTTGGCTTTGGTAGTCATCAGTTAATGACGGGTGTGGTTTCGGTTACGAACGGGTTCTCAGGAATGACTGAGGCTGCTCTTGGAGAGAGATTGCCTCG